GTAAGATTAAGTTTCAAGTCGCTCCCAAGATACCAATTCAAAGAGCGCATATTATCAAGTATGTTGTAGATAATATACATGATGTTGCTAGTGAGATTACTAGAATATACGGATTAGTTCCTGAAGTGAACACTATTGAAGTTACAGAAATAAACGATGGGCAATATGAGATTGTTCAAGTTTCAAGTTTAGGGGGTTCTTGTTGGGTAGTTAATCGTTTAGACGAATTAGATACGCCAAGATACTTTACTTCTAGACAAGAACTTGAGAAATTTAAACAGGGGTGGATGAATTGAAAGATAATTTTGAAATTGTCGGAAGAATAGTTAGAGACGATGTTAGAGAACTATTAGTAAAGACGGGTGTATATTGGAAGATACCTGTAATAGATATCAGATGGTCTGAAAATGACAAACTAACTAGAAAGGGCATCAGAGTCAATAGAAAGGAAGCAAAGAAACTTCTAGAGATTCTAAAAGATGCAATAGAAAAAGGAGAAGATAAAGATGAGGATTAGTTATAGACAAGCAGAACTATCTCTCAAGAAAGCGAATCCAAACAGAAGGATGGAGAAAGAAAGTATTGAGTTCTTTCAAACGCAAATGGGAGAGATAATAGATTTAGTGGCAGAAGTTGTAGAATCAACAATGCCACAGGCAACCAAAGGAAGAGGTTCTATGCTTAACGCAAAACAGATAGAAACTCAACTATTGGTTGTAGAGTTGGAACTAATGAAAGAATTAGTTTCTAGACTAAGATATAGTAGAGGTGACATAGAATGAGAAATATCTACTTATATCCAATACACTGTGTAAACTGCTTTGCTAAGATGGGGGTTTCCCCACATAACTTTGCAGATAAGATGCTGTATTGTAAGGCGGAATGTTTTACAGAACATAGAAAAAGAACAAAAGGATTACTGGGGGAAAGAAAATGAATTTGAATAAAATATATTTGATAGCGAATGATGATAAGAAATTTGCATCATGGATGGCAGAAAAAAGAAACAAACTAAACAACTACGAAGTAACTGGTTTTAATTCCCAAGTTGGAGAAATGAGATACTCTTCGTATTTTATGAAAGTTAGTTTTATCCTGTTTTGGGAAATACAAACTAACGACTCTTTTGCTAGAGTTGCGTTTCCATTTGCAGTAGCATCCCACCAACATTTGTTGGGTAGGGCTGTTTCTCAAGGAAATGAAGAACTAGCGAATATAATTAATGCGCTTTCTGTGAATTTTATTAGAGCGTATAATGAACTTGCAAATGCAAATACAAATGAGGATGAGGACAATGAAGAGGAATGAATATTACTACTTAGCAGGTAAATTATTTCAATGGGCTAACGAAAATACAGGTAAATTATCTCCTTTGCTAATTGAATTAGTTTCTAAATTGAACAAGGACAAAAAGTTCGAGGAGTTGCTTCTAGATGATTAATTGGGCTAGACTATGTAGATTATTAGAAGCCACAGAATTCGAGATACCAACTAGAAAAATCAATATGATTTCTAAGGCTCTAAAAGAAGAGAGCGCAGATGTTATTTCTGAAGTAATGTCTATCTTAAGTTTAGATTTGGTTTCCAATGATATTGCTTTAGTAGGTGCAAAGAAGTGGTTAACTTCTATATTTGAAATTCACGAAGATGAATTAGATACATACGAAGATATCGGAGATAGCGTTTATGCTTTACAGATTAGCAAAGAAGCAGATAGTGAATTTAGCATTAGTGGTGTTTTAAGACTACTCAATTTAAAATGCTCTAGACAAATCAGCAATGAGTTTGCTTTGGTTAAAACCTCATTACAGGATATGTCGGCAATGCAAAGAAAGTGGTTTACTAGATACTGGCTTAGGACTCCTAGAAACGGCATTAATTCTGGATTGTGCGAGAAAATAGTTGCTAAACTTTATGATAAAAAGGTAAAGGAAGTGAAAAAGGATTTATCCTTTAATGATATGAATACTGTAATCTTTGCTTATTCTAATGGAGAGAATCCACCTAACAATTTATCTCATGGTAGTTTTGTAAAACCAATGCTTGCTAAAGAAATACCTAGAAGCAGATGGCCTAGTAATTGTGTTGTTGATTACAAATACGATGGTAACAGATATCAAATTCACAAACTAGCAGGTAGTGTTATCATTTTTAATAGGAAGGGAAGTATCGTAACTAAGCAGTTCCCCGACATAGTGGAAAGAGTTCTAGGCTATTCTAGTGATGGAATATTAGATGGTGAAATTTATCCAATTCACAGTGATGGTTCTCCTGCTGAACACAAACTAATGGGAACTAGAGTTCATTCTAAAGATGTTAAAGAAGCAGTTAGTAAAGTCCCTGTTAAGTGGGTAATGTTTGATTGTTTGAAACACAATGATGAAACAATCATGGAAAGAAAATACTCTGATAGATTAAAGATTATGTCCGAGAATTTTCCCGACCAAGCCCATAGAATGAAGAAGGGAGGAGATATCATGGCTTTTTACAATAATGCCATTAATGATGGATTTGAAGGCATCATTGTCAAAGATGCATCTCTACCCTATGAAGCGGGTAAAAGAAGCATGGGATGGGCTAAATACAAGCCTCCTAGAATAGAATTAGATGTCGTCATTCTTTCAGCACAATACGGTGAAGGAAAGAGGGCAAATGTATTCGGAACTTTTGAGATTGGTGTGAAGTCTGATAGTGGATTTACTTCTTTAGGTAATGTAGGTAGTGGATTTACTGATGCCCAACTGCTATCATTAACTTCACAACTAAGAAGAAACATTGAAACCTTTACTGGTGGAATATACCATTTCTTACCGAGAGTAGTTTTACAAGTAAAGGCTGACCTAGTATCACAAGACCAAGATGGCAATTACGGGCTAAGATTCCCAAGAATGGAAAGAATTAGGGATGATAAGTTCGTTGCTGATATTAACACAATAGAGGATGTTGAGGCACTATTATGATACTACAAGATGAAGAAGTTTTAGAAATGATTGATAGGTTTGGCTTTGTTACTATTGCTGAATTTATGGTTTATTCCGAAATGGAAACGGATGACGCTAATATGCTAGGTGCAGGAGTAGCACCTTTCTTAATGGCTAAACATTCTTTCCCTCATCCTTATCTTTTAATGATGACAGATGTTACAGAAGAATTAGCAAAAGAAGCAGGGACATCTCAAGGAGTAAAGTTGAGTTTTGTTTTTGGTGGAGATATCCCTTATGAGAAGTCTTTGATTAGACATCTATCTACCGGAATAGATTTTCTTAAAATGGACTTTGAGTATAAAGGCGCAAGGAAGTTAAAGTATGGTTTATAGCAAAGATATGGTAATAGGTATCTTTCTAAGTAATGCTAAGTTCTCAATAGAACTAAAGAAAGACGAAAGGTATGCAGTAGGTTATTCTGCAAGAATGTTGTTTTCTTTTAGAGCAAAGGAAGAGTTTTGTGTGGCATTACAAAGAAGCCTATTACAACATAATATAACTTCTAGAATAAAACTAAAAGAGTCTAGTTCTAGACCTAAACCAATACTGCTCATTAGCGGTATGGATAACATGAATAGGATTGAAGATATTATTAATTTCAATCTACCCGATGTTAATGGAGAGATTAAGCGATTCAAAGAATGTTATGAGTTGATGCAAAGTAATCAACATCATACATACGATGGTGTGCTTAAACTAATGGGAATAAAAACACAAATGAGGAATAAAAATGGGATTAACAAATATGAATCAGAAACGGGCTATACTATTAACAGGTAAAGCAGGAACAGGTAAATCTACAAAGGCACTAACCTTTTTCGATAATAAGCCTATTGTTGTTTATGCTAATTCAATAGAACTAAACGATATATCTTCTATATCTAAGGAAACTGGAATATTGATTGAAGATATTCATTACAAACCTGATAAAGAAGCAATTCTCTATATTTTGAGGCATTACAAAGGTCAAGTTGTTATTACTTCAATTAATGAGAAATCAGTTCCTAAAGATATTAAGAATATGTGCCAAGTGAAAAGGGCAGGTAGTAAACAATATTTACGGGAAAGTATTCTAGAACTAGCACCTAGAAGTAGTGAGCCTACCTCTTTCGAGTTAGATACTTATTCTCTAACACATAGAGTTCTCAAAGAGCCTAATAGAGACTTAGTAGCAAATCTACTAAAATTCAACAAACCATCAGATACACAGATACTAACTTGGCTTGTTGAGAATATACACCCTAACAGATTAATATTTGTTGATGGAGTAGTAAAGAGAAGGTGGAGTCAAAGATACTTCTATGAAATGTTGGCCTATTGTCATAATGGTGGCGTAGGCAGAGTAAATATGCCGAAGAGAGGAACTTACTCTAAGATACCTAGTATTTGTAGGAGACTAGGATTGAAAGAAGAAAGACTACTAAATCAATTACTTCTTGATGAAGATTTCAAGAAGTTCGCTAAGACCAAATTAAATAATGCTGAATGTAGATTACTTAAGATTGGTGAGAAAAAAAGAAGAAAGAAAACAGACCCAGTTATTGTGGGCAAGCAAAGTTCATTGCTTGATTTCTAGGTGATTATTATGGCTAAACACAAACACTTCGTTAACGCTTGCGTTAGATATTTACAAGAAAACGGGACAACAGAAACAACTGCTAGTTTATTGGATAAGGTAACTAATAGTAAAGGTGAACCATTTACTTACAAACCAAATACAAATACGCTAGCACAACTTCTCGCTAGAGATTATAGAGTAAGACAGGTTTCAGGCTTCTCTAGAAGAAACAGAATAAATGGAACAGCAAATACATCTAAATTAGCAGAATGGGGATTAAAATGAGTAGAAGAAAGAAAAATGGAACTACATCAGTAAGAAAACAAACAATAGAGAATTTTTGGAAAGCCTCTCCATTAGGAGAATATCTACATATAAAAGTAGATGATAAAGAAACCTGCTTTGCTTGCGGGAAAGCAACTCTAACTGATAGAGCGCACATACTGGCTAACTTCTATGAAGGCACACCCAATAAAGAAAACTTGCATCTATTATGCTCTAAATGTCACCATGAAAGTGAAAACATGATGGGTATGTCTTACTGGGTTTGGCTTTTAACGAAGTCTTTTCTATACGAGAGAGGACATATCACACCCCTAGAATATGATGAATATAACAGAGGCAAATGGGATTATTTTCCTATGAAAACAGAAACCTTTGATAAATTGTATCAGCATCAAGATATGTATTGTCACTATCTTATGAATGTAGATGGACAATGGGCAGGTAATCACTGGGGTCGCATTCTAGTAAACTACGGTAGGCTTGGCGAATATAATTCTATTTTAGAATCAAGAGGACTAAAAACTGTGAATTTTGATATCCCGCTAATAATAGATACTCTTTGGAAAAAGATTGGTGGCTTGGACTTCTATACCATGTTTAGCCACTTATTTGACTTCATCTTAGATATAGATGAATGCCATGAAAAACAAAAAATAGAAATTAGTAATGAAAATTGGAGGAGAATAAGAAATGCTATGGACGGAAAAATATAGACCAAGTAAGATAAGCCAAGTAATAGGGCAAGAACATTTTACTTTAGACGCACAAACATGGATAGAAGAAAAGGATATGCCTAATATTCTAATCTATGGTAAATCTGGCAACGGTAAAACTACTGCTGGAATTATACTTGGGAAAGAAATACTAGGAGAAGACTTTGAAGGTAACTTCTTTGAAATTAATGCTAGTGATGATAGGAAACTAGAGACAGTTAGAAACAAAATAAAGGAAGTTGCTAGAAGTGCTAGTTTAGGTTCAGTTCCATTTAGAATGTGTTTACTAGATGAAATGGATGGAATGACAACAGATGCACAAAACGCATTGAAGAGAATCATGGAAAGATACTCTAGTAATGTAAGATTCATTATTACTTGTAATGATAGAAATAAGATTATCTTTGCACTTCAAAGTAGATGTGCTAACTATCATTTCAAACCACTAAGCAATGAGAATATGCTTTCAGTGATACAGAAAATATTAGTGAAAGAGAACATCACAAAGTTCTCAACTAGCGAACTGGAATCTTTTATATATGCTATGAACGGTGATATGCGTAGAGCGATTACTGAAATTCAAGCAGCGAAATCCAGTAACTCGACACTAACAAAACAGGTAGAGAATACCCTAGACGATTATAAAAATATCATAAATCAAATACAAAATAAGAATACAAAAGCGTTAGGTGACATACATGAATTACTCTACAAAGGTAGGACTATCAAAGAAATCTGTAACGGGATGCACGATGTTATTGTTGCATCTAATGGATTAGATAGTCATGTAAAATTCAAGTTTTTGAGAACAATAGGTGAAACAGAATGGCGTTCAATGAATATGACTCCAAAGGTCTTAGCATCTTGGATGATTAGTCAATTGATGTAAAAACAAAAAAAGAAAAAAACAAAAAAAATAAAAAATTGAGGTGAATAAATTGAGTATGCAAACTGAAATTGAAAATGGAGCGAGAGTCCTAGAAATGGGACTTGAAGATGCCCAAAGTAAATTCGCAAGTATTTGCGAAGAGAACGGGCTAGAACAGACAAACCCAGTAGCGGTTTCTCTTTGGAGAAACTTCGTTGCTAATGCAAGAAGGGCAAAGCAACAGGGCAATACTTCTAGTAGTAGCGGTAACAGTCTTTACAAGAATGCATTTGGATTCTTTGTAAGTCTAGAAGCACCTAGAGACATGATGTCTTGGAACAGAAACAGAGCAAAGGAAGCATTCCTTAGAGATGAGGACAAAGCACTGGAAGATGGAATTGTAGCAATTGCTAGAGAGAACGGAGATAGATTTGTTATCTCTAGATACTACAAAAACAACTACGAAGAAAAGATTGTAGGCAAACTACCCGAAGGAGCAGAAACTCTTGAAGACGGTAGAATCTATATTCCACTAGATGCAACTGAAACCTATATGTCTGGCGGAGTAAACAGAAACTACGGTAAGCCACTTCCTAAAGAACAGTTCAGAAGAACTGGTATCTTCTACGGTTCTATTGAAGGTGGAGAGATGAAACCTTATTTCTTCTCTTACAAAAATCAACCTGCTGTTGACTTTACACCACAACCGTTTACTTGGGTTCACTTTACTTGTGTTGCCAGTGAAAACGGAACTGACATTTACGGTGCAACTTCTACTACACTAAACAGTCTAAGACTAAACGATGAATTAGACCCTAACGGTGACGAGTATAGGAATACTGGTTCTATGAATGCGCAAGACATTCTAGTATCTGCTTTCTCTGATAAACTAACTCCTCTAATTGAGTTAGATAGAAAGCACATTCTAAACGGCACACTTCCTGCAAAGGAGAGATTCATTATTACAGATGGAACAGTTTGTAATATGAACATGACTCCGACTTCTAACGGTAATAGAATTCTAAACATTACCGACTTAAGTGCGGAGATGGATTATGAAAATGATACAGGAATGGTAACTTGTTGGATTCCTGAACATTTGGAACTTGACTTTGGTATTGGTTCTACTGTAATTATTATCGGTAGAACTTCGCAAAGGCAAGGCGAAGACGGAGTTGAACCTGCTACTATCAATACCTCCGGTATTCTAGTAACAGAGAGACATGGTTCTCCAGTTGAAGTTTCATCCCCAGTGGAGGAGGACTTTGACTGGTTTTGATAGTCTAGTTTATTAACTAGGCTTATCAAGCCACTTTGGGGTTTATCCGGTAATAATGGGAAAAGGTTTTTCGCTTCGGCTATGGAGATAGTAGTTTTCTTGCTTTCTTGCTATGAACCCATTCCCCCAATAATAATTAGGTGGTATTATGATAATATATAACAGAGGTATTCAAACAAAAAGAGCGTTTATCGCATTTGATAATATTCAACATATTAGTTGGAAGAATGTTAACAGTGATGATGTTGAGTGTAAAATACATTCAGCCTCCTCACATCCAATTATTCAGACTATGAATTCTGATAGATTTGATGCATTCTTAAAGTCCTATCAAGAATATATGGGGTGCGCTTAATGCTAAACTATGATGGTAATTATCTTGCTATGGAAAATACATGGCAAGTAGATTTGAGTAATGTTGATTTCATTACTATGAAAGAAAACTGGGATGATGGTAGCCAACACATCAAACTACATATTGGAACAAAAGAAGTAAGGTTGGTATGTAACACAAAAAAAGAAGTCGAAGAATTAATGACAAAATGGAAAAATGCGAGGAATAAAAATGAGTATAACAAGCAAACAAGGTAAAGCGAACACCATGAACTTTGGTGCGAAACAGGAAGAATTTAACAGTAAGTTCCGTCAAATGATGGAACAAAAGAGGGCTGAAAAGCAACCTAGATTAGTTCTAGGGATTTGGGGAGAACCAAAAACAGGTAAAACAGGAATTGCTCTTGATTTCCCTAACAGGCCTATTTATGTTTTAGATTGGGATAGCGGTGTAGAATCTACATGGATTACTTGCCATGACGCTACTGATAGAATTCAAGTCTATGACCCAATAGAAGTAGATAAAGATAACAAAATTGACATTGCTAAGTCTGAAGAAAACTCTCACAACTTTATCAGATATGTTAGACAACAAATGATTGATAACAATGAGAAGCCAGTCTTTATTCTAGATGGTGTAGATACATGGTTCGATAAGTGTATCTACAAAGTTAATCCTAATCCTACAACTGTAACTAAGATGATGCCTTTCCAATACGGTGCAAGAAACAAAACATTCTATCACCTATTAGAAGCAGTATACAATCTAAAGTGTGATATTATTTACATTACTCACGAAACTGAAAAGTATGTAGATAACAGCCCAGTAGGAACTCAACCTGCTTGGAAGGATTGGGGCGGTAAACTAGAACAAGAGATTCATTGTTCTAGAAGAAAGGTAAAGGGTGAAATCCACTACATTGCAGAACTTGTTGGTTCTAGAACTAACGGTAATCTTGTAGGAACTAGGTGGACTATCAGAGAAGGTAATCCTCCTAACATCAAGTGGAATGGAATCAAAGAATTACAAGAGGGTAAAATATGAGATTTACAATTGAAACTAAAGTCTTACTTGATGCACTAACTCAAGTGCAGGTTAAGGGAAAGTATGTAGGTATCAACACCTTCACAAACAGTAGTCTAGGGACTATCGTTTATTTAACCGTAAGTGATAATCAACTTAGTATCTACAATGGGGATGCTACCTTCCTAGTTAGAGTAACTAAGCCAGTTACTCAAGGAACAAACGGAAGTTGCGTAATAGATGTAGCACAATTATTGTCATACTTGAAAGGTTTTGGAGATACTACTTCAATTGCAGTAGGTGATTTTGTTTCAGTTAGTTCGGGAACAAAAAGAGCAAGTCTCCCTAGAATTGTTCAGCATGACATTTCAGCATACGAAAGAATGAAGTCACTATTACAAAATAGCGGTCTAACTCATACAGATAGAATTACTGTCATGCCAAAGTTGTTTTCGTTTACTTACGAAGCAGGAGTAGTAATGGCTTCAGATGAACTGATTTCCTGTTTCAAGTCTATGGAATTAGTTAATTCTGGTTCTTATAGAGTTGACTTGAAAGAAGAAACTAATGGAGTAGTATTCTCTTCTAGACAGAGTATTGAGAATAACTATCAAGAAACTATTACTCCAACACAGAGAATAGGAGAACCTGCCACTGTGCAATTCTCCTCTCCTATTCACAAA